AAAAAGCTCATCCGGGATCTCAAAATATAAGGAGAACCAGTAATGCTGGACGCAATTAAACCATTGCTCGATAGTGACCTGATTACAGAGGAAACTCGTACGGAAATCAACGAAGCCTGGGAAGCCAAGCTGAGTGAAGCCCGTGAGCAGGCCCGCACCGAACTCCGTGAAGAGTTCGCGCAACGCTATGAGCACGACAAGACAGTGATGGTAGAAGCCTTAGACAAGATGGTAACAGAAGGACTGGCCGCAGAGATCGCCCAAGTAGCTGCTGAAAAGCAAAACTTGGCTGAAGATCGCGTTCGTTTCCAAAGCAAGATGAAAGAGTCGTCAACAAAGTTCAACAACTTTATGGTGACAAAACTTGCTGAAGAAATTGGCGAACTGCGCCGAGACCGTAAGATGCATAGTGAAGGACTAGAAAAACTAGAAAGCTTCATGGTGCATGCCCTGGCACATGAGATCCAAGAATTTGCCGCAGACAAACGTGACGTAGTGGAAACAAAAGTCCGCTTGGTACGTGAAGCCCGCAGCAAGCTCGAAAGTCTCAAAGCACGATTCATCAAAGAATCTGCACACAAAATGAGCCAAGCTGTTAGTCAACATCTCAAGACTGAACTTAGCCAATTGCAAGAAGACATCCAAGTTGCTCGTGAGAACAATTTTGGACGTAGAATCTTTGAAGCGTATGCAAGTGAATTTGGTGCTACTCACCTGAATGAGAAAGCCGAAGTTCGCAAGCTGTACAGCGCACTGTCAAAGAAAGATGCGCAATTGTCCGAAGCCATTCGACTCGTACAACGATCAAAAGTTGTTGTTGAGTCAAAAGAACGCGAAATACGCATGATGAACGAATCCAATGAGCGTGACAGCACATTGGAAATGTTACTTGCCCCACTAAACCGGGACAAACAAGAAGTCATGCGCAATTTGCTTGAAAGCGTACAAACACCTCGTTTGAAAAACGCCTTCGAAAAGTATCTACCAGCAGTGTTGGAAGACCGCTCCGTGAAAGCCGCCAAAGTGATCACAGAATCGGTATCCGTATCCACTGGGGATAAATCTGTTCCAAGTAGTCAGCAGGAAGACCGCAGCAATGTGTTCAACCTCAAGCGCCTGGCAGGGTTAAAATAATTTAAAGGAGACTTAAATGTCACAAGAACTATTAGAAAGTCGCTGGGGCGAAACCAAAGAAGCATTGCTTGAAGGTTTGAACGGTTCCAAGCGCAACAGCATGGGTGTTATCCTTGAAAACACCCGTAAGTACTTGAAGGAAAACGCTTCCGCAGGTTCCACAGCAGCAGGTAACATCGCTACACTAAACCGTGTGATTCTTCCTGTTATCCGTCGTGTTATGCCAACCGTTATTGCTAACGAATTGGTTGGCGTTCAGCCCATGACAGGCCCAGTTGGTCAGATCCACACCCTGCGTGTGCGTTATGCCCAGAGCCTGACAGACACTTCCGCAGCCGCTACCTCTGTAACAGCTGGTGAAGAAGCCCTGAGCCCATTCAAGATTGCTACTGCGTACTCCACAGTACCAGGCGCTACAGCCACAGCTACCAACTACACTGGCGGCCAAACAGCTACCATGGAAGGTACCGGCGGTAAGCAAATTTCTGTTCAGATCTTGAAACAAGCTGTTGAAGCTCGCACACGCAAGTTGCAAGCTCGTTGGACTTTTGAATCTGCACAAGATGCTCAAGCCATGCACGGTATTGACGTAGAAGCTGAAATCATGGCTGCTCTTGCACAAGAGATCACAGCTGAGATTGACCAAGAAATCTTGTTGAGCCTGCGTAGCCTTGCTGCTACTGAGTTCACATACAACCAAGCTACCGTATCTGGTACAGCTACATTCGTTGGTGACGAACACGCCGCATTGGCTGTGTTGATCAACCGTGTTGCTAACTTGATCGCTCAACGCACTCGTCGTGGCGCAGGTAACTATGCTGTTGTTAGCAGTGCTGCACTCACAGTGTTGCAAAGTGCTACAACTAGTGCGTTTGCTAGAACCACAGAAGGCACATTCGAAGCACCTACAAACACCAAGTTTGTTGGTACCCTGAACGGCGCAATGCGTGTGTTTGTTGACAGTTATGCAAGTGACACTACACCTGTATTGGTTGGTTACAAAGGAAGTTCGGAAGCTGACGCTCCTGCGTTCTACTGCCCGTACATTCCGTTGATGAGCTCTGGTGTTGTTCTTGATCCAACAACATTTGAACCAGTCGTGTCATTCATGACTCGTTATGGTTACATCGAATTGACAAACACTGCATCTTCATTCGGCAATGCGGGCGATTATGTCGGAGAGATAGCCGTATCCAATTTGTCTTTCAGCTAATCACTGCAAGGCTTATTCAAAGCATCAAAAAAGCACCTCCGGGTGCTTTTTTGTTGACTTTTCTGTCAGAATATGTTATTGTTATAAGGTGAAATCGCAGTGAGAAACTAAATAACAATATGAAACCCTACACCTATCTAATCCGACATCGTCCTTCGGGCAAAGTCTACTACGGATTCCGCTGTGCAAATCGAGTAGATCCTGTAGACGATCTGTGGAAACACTACTTCACTAGTAGTCCTGGTGTTCAGAAACTGATAGAAGAAACTGGCGCAGACAGTTTTGATACAGAAATCCGACAAGTATTTGAAACCAAAGAGCAAGCAATTGCTTGGGAAACTCGAGTGCTAACTCGATGCAAAGTGCTACATGATGATCGTTGGATCAACCAGAACGTAGCAGGATATATTGTACCTACTGATGAAAGTCGAAAGAAGATTAGCGACTATCACAAAGACAAACCTAAAAGTGATGAGCACAAACAGAATCTAAGTAAATCACAAAAAGGAAAAGCTAAGAAATCTACTGTCTACAAGAGCAAAGAATATAGAGACAGAATGTCTGTTCTTAAATCTGGGGCAAATAACGGTATGTACGGCAAAGGTTGTACTCCTGAACGAGCAGCAAAGATAGGAGCAGCCAACAAAGGCAAACTACCTTCTAATAAAGGTGTGCCAATGAGTGAAGAACAGAAAGCAAAGATTCGTGCTACCAAGGCAGCTAATCCAACAAAAAGAAGTGCAGAAGCTATTGCTAAAACAGTGGCTAAACAAACCGGATTAAAGAGAACCAAACTCTATTGTGCTCACTGTGATAGACACATAGCTACAGGATGGTTCCACAGACACGGCGCCAACTGCGCCAGCATCAGACTTTAAACCAGCCTAGATACTGTGTGATTTTTTTTGTGACACTGGCCCAGTCACCGCGAACAGGCTGTCGAAACAGTCTAGCGGTGCTATACCACGGACTTGAATCACGATCCAGCAACCAACGCCAGTCACAGCTATACTGATTCAGCATGACCCAGACTGGTCTACCCAGGCTACCTGCTAGATGTGTTATAGCAGTGTCCACACTGACCACAACATCCGCACACATGATCAAGGCTGCTGTGTCAGCAAAGCTAGTAATACTGCCAGGATAACGTGTGACTCCTGCGTCGGCTAGAGCACGTTCTTCGTCATCAGTAGCATCAATTTGTAGATTGATCCACTCATACTCGGGTGCGCTGCGAATCATCGCCAGCACAGTTTCAAATGGCACACCCTTGTGTTGATTCAACCAGGCATCTCTGCGACCACTCCATGAAATCCCCACTCTCATTCTGCGCTTGGGCCCCAGACGTTCAAGCCAGGCAGCATGCAACGCAGGATCAGCACTCATGTAACTTTGTATTCTGGGCAGGTTGTCTACAGTGATACCCAGGATGCCCGGAATACTCATGATGGGAACCCAGTAGTCAAAATGGCCTGGGTCCTGAGCATAACCCGTGACCTGTTGAATAATGTTGCTGGAACTCAGTAGCGGAATTAAACCATCTGTGACCTGTAGCTTGACACCGGCGCCCTGTTCATGCAGATTGTACACAAAGCGCACAAACTGTATGCAGTCACCATGACCTTGTTCGCCCACAACTAGAATGGTTTTACCCCGTAGATCTTCTCCTCGCCATCTAGGCTGCGAGTACCGGGGCTCAGTGCCAGCCAAGTGTTCGTAGTCCCAGCGACTTTCATATGCAGGCCAGCCCTGAGCATAATTGCCCTGCAACAAGTAACACACAGCCAGATTGAATCTAGCAGTGATGTTGGCCGGATCCAGAGTGGCAGCATGTTGCAAAAATGGCACAGCACGATCAGGGTGGCCCATTTCACGTTGTACATTGCCATAGTTGTTGAACGCAGCAGCACAGTCAGGATCTTGCACAAAGGCCTGAGCATAGCACTGCAAGGCCTGCTCTGGAGCATGATCGGCACGATGCTGATTGCCAGCTTCAATTAGTTCGGAAGAGTTCATGGGATTATTTAAGCAGGGTCATGCTACATTTTATATTTT